CGAAAGCAAGCATATATACAAGCTCAACGGATCTATTATCCCGTCTGTAACAACAGTAATGAAGCCACTGTCTAACAGCTTGTACAAAGATGTTGATACAAAGATGTTGAACAGGGCGGCAGAACGAGGAACTATCGTTCATAACGCCATTGAAAACTACATCAAATATGGATTTACCGATTGTCCAAGTGAGTTTGTACCATATTTCAAAGCGTATCTCGATTGGTGTAGAGACTACGACGTTGAAGTAATCGAAAGCGAACAGAAAACGTATCACAAATTTATGAGATACGCAGGAACTATAGATTGCATATGCAAGATAGGCGGAGAAAGAGTTCTTGTTGATTACAAGACGTCCGCAGCTGTCAATCGTATGCTCACTGGTGTGCAGACTGAAGCTTACGCAAAGGCTTACGAGACGCATAATGAGCAGATAGACAAAAAAGCAATATTGCATCTTAGCAAATACGGAAATTACGAGTTCATTGAATACAAGCGTAATGACGCTGAGTCGTGGACTACGTTCAACGCTTTGATGACAGTATACAATCACATAAGAAAATATCAAGTAGGAGGTTAAAACAATGGAAGCAACAGAAAAGATCACGGCGGTAATCAACATACCGGGAGCAGAAGAGGAGAAAAAGCTGTCTACTCAGGTATCTGACATTGAGTTTAAGGCGGAGAGCATAGTCATAACTGACGAAGATACATATGCTCAGGCGGCAAGCTTTATCAAAGATGTAAAGAAGATGCTCAAAAATGTCAAGGAGTTCTTCAAACCTATGAAAGAGCAGGCACACAAAGCACACGCAGAAATCTGCAAGCGAGAAAATGAGATGTCAGAGCCGCTTGTCAATGCAGAGAAGATATTGAAGCAGAGTATGGGCAACTTTGCTGCAATTCAGGAACGCAAGAGACGTGAGAAAGCTGAAAGAGCCAGAATTGAAGCTGAGAAACTCGCAAAAGCGAAGCTTGAAGAGGCAATAGCTGCCGATGAGGCTGGAGACGATGAAGCGAGAGAGATAGCAATGCTTGATGCAGCCTACGCTGAACAGGTCGCTTCTAACCCTGTAAATATTCTTCCAGATGTTCAGAAGCCAAAAGGAGTATCGCAGAAAAAGGACTGGGAGATTGTTTCTATTGACGAGGACAAGGTCCCCACTGACATCGCAGGCATCACTATAAGACCTGTTGATAAAGCAGCAGTAATGAGACTCATTCGTAGCTCAAAAGGTAAGGTTAAGATTGACGGAGTGACATACAAAGAAGTTGTTAGCATCTCTGTCAGAGCATAGTTTTAGGAGGAAGCACAATGGCAAATCAGAATATGGGACAGATGCAGAGCGGATTGATGCCTGTATCATTTGAAACTGCATTTGGTGCAGTCAGGATCACGCCAGACGATGTTGCTAGATATCTTGTCAAGGGCGGTGGAAATGTTACAGAGCAGGAAATCAAGCTCTTTATGGAGCTTTGCAAGTATCAGAAGCTCAATCCGTTCGTCGGGGAAGCTTACGCTATTAAGTTTGGAAACGACTTTCAGATGGTGGTCGGATACGAGACATATAAGAGGCGTGCAGAGGAAAACCCAGCATACATTGGCAGAAAATCAGGAATTGTTGTGCAGAGAGGAGAAAGCATTGTTCAGAAAGAGGGAACGTGCCTTTATCCCGGAGAACATCTTATAGGCGGTTGGTGCAGAGTGTATCGTAACCGTAATGGCGAAAAAGAAGAGATGTTCAAAGAAGTTGGCATAGAAGAGTATGATAAGAAACAGGCTAACTGGAAGTCCAAGCCGTGTACTATGATTGAAAAAGTTGCTGTTTCTCAGGCTCTCAGAGCTGCTTTTCCGAGAGACTACGAAGGTCTTTACACTGCCGAAGAAGTTTCTCCAGTTCAGACCAGAGAGAATGCAGACGGAAGCGTTGAAGTGATAGATGTTGAGCCGACGGCAGAAGAGCCAATGGTTATAACTCAGGAGCAAAGACAGCATCTTTTTGAAATGGCACAGTCTGCATTCGGAAAAGAAAGAGGTAACGAACTTCTCAGAGAGATAATATCATCGTATGGGCTCACTTCAACGTCTAAGATGACGGTAGCTCAGTATGAGTCTGCAATTAAAGATGTTCAGCAGGCTATTGAGGTAATGGATATCAGTAACGAAGAATAGGGAGTGATCTTGTGGCTGCACCACAAAAAGATAGCCTCGATTATTTTCCGTTGGATTGCAATTTCTTCGAGGACAAAACAATCAAGGGCTTGCGTGCTCGTTTCGGAAACAACGGCATTGCCGTCTATCTCTACTTGCTTTGCATAATATATCGAGATAACGGTTATTACACCGAACTCGACGAAGACCTCATTTTAGATGTAACCGATACAATACACATCTCCGAAGAAGATGCTGGCGATATTATGAAACATCTCACAAGTAGAAATCTATTTGACGAAGAAATGGCTGAAAAGAAGAAAATCTTAACATCTCGGTCTATTCAGCGTAGATATCAGAGAGGAAAAACTCGTACTGGCAACAGACGAAAAGTTGAAGTTGTTTCAGATTATTGGTTGCTGACAGAACAAGAGACCGAAAAATGGATTGAGGTTATTAACAGGTCATCGAGTGGTGATAACCGTCGCACAGAAATCATAAACAGTCAAGTCAATATGAACATACAATCAGAGCAAAAACCTGTAAAGGATAGTATAGTAAAGGATAGTACAGTAAAAAAGAATAAAGACAAGAAAAAAGAGAGCGAAAAGGTTAAGAACAATTATGCAGACGATGTAACCTTAACTCAGGCTGAATATGACAAGTTGATGTCTGAGTTTCCGAAGAAGTTTGTCGATAAGTGCATAGAGATTTTGAACAACTATAAGCTTTCAAAGGGTGCTAAGTACAAGTCCGACTATCACGCTATAAGAAGTTGGGTTATAGGCGAAGTTCAAAAGCGATACCCTCAACTTGCTTCGCAGCCAAAACAGCAAGACCCCGAAGACCTCTTTAAAAATCCCTGGAGTGATGTAAATGGATAGTATCGGAGGAGTCATACTTGGTATGATTGACAAATCGATGAAAAACGTTAAAATCAGTACTCACGATTATGAGCAAGACGGTCTGATATACTGCGGCAACTGTCATACTCCAAAGCAGAAATGGATCCATATTTTCGACAGAGATATAAAGGTCGGCATCAGTTGCAAGTGCACAAAGGAAAAGCAAGAGGCTGAGAAAAAAGCTCAGGAAGACTACGCTAGGCATTTGAAGATTGACAAGAACAGAAGAAGTTCTGGTCTTACTGTTGAACAACAAAGTCATACATTCGATGTGGCAATTAGTAATAGCTACAATGAAAAGCAAGTACGCTATTGCAGAAATTATGCAAATAAGTTTGATGAGATGTTCAAACGTTCGCAAGGACTGCTCCTTTACGGTCCACCTGGTACAGGAAAATCGTTTTTATCTTCGTGCATAGCAAATGAACTGCTTGGACGAGGTTTGCTTGTGAAAGTCACGTCAACGATATCGGTTGTAGGTCATACAAGTTTTTATAACGATGACGAACATAGCGAGTACATAAGAAAGATAACACTTCCGGATCTCTTAGTTCTTGACGATTTGGGGGCGGAGCGAAATACTGATTTTGCACTGGAAAGAGTACACGATATTGTTGAGTACAGAGTTGCAAGCGGAAAACCTATGATTGTGACTACCAATTACTCTTTGGAACAGATGAAAAACGAGGCTGACATACGTAAGTCTAGGACATACGATAGAATATTCAAGTGCTGTTTTCCGATGCCGTTCACAGGTGGATCGTTCAGAAAGCAAAATGCGAATAATTCGTATGCAGATATCAAGAGAATGCTGGAGGGATAATGTGAAAAAACTGATTGAACTTAGAATTGCGGCGGAAACAGACAGGCTTCTTGTCGCAAACGTACTGATAAAAAACGGATACGCTTGTAGTCAGGTCAAAAGCAAAGATGAAGGTGCAAAAACAGCAACATATAAGTTGCACGTTTATAGTCAGGAGGCAGGACGTGAAACAGGCAAGCAAGCCTAAAGGATATGTGAGGTTTAACGTTCTTGGTGAGCCAAAAGGAAAAGGAAGGCCAAAGTTCACCACAAGAGGAGGCTACGCAAGAGCCATAACCCCCGAACAAACAGTTTCTTATGAAAACCTCATAATGGTTGAGTACCGCAGGCAATGCGGTACAAGACGTTTTGACGATAACGTTATGATAGGAATGAGAGTGGTTGCTTACTACGGTGTGCCGAAGTCTGCATCAAAGAAAAAAAGAGCAGCGATGCTCGACGGAGAAATCAGACCGACAAAGAAGCCTGATAATGATAATATCGTAAAAGTTGTTGAAGATGCTTTGAATGATGTAGCTTACAAAGATGACAAGAATATAGTCGATTGTGTTGTTCAGAAGTATTACTCGGAACAGCCGCAAATCATTGTCGAGATGTGGAACGCAGAACAATCAAAGCTCAAAATATCGCTCACAAGGCTTCTCACGTCAATTTTAAGCGGTGCTAAGCAATAACTTTTCAAATAACCTTATCAGCTTAACAACGTGATAAGGAGCGAATAAGGAGGTTTTATGAAGTTTGTAGATTGGTCGGAGTCCTACGGAGAGGGAGAGATAGTTGCAACGTGCGAGTGCTGCGGCAGAGAAGAGCGTTCAGACTCTTTCGAGGACAACGAAGTTGATTATAAAGAGTTTCAGTCTAAGCTCAACGGCAATGGTTGGATATCAACCAGAGTAAATCATAAGTGGGCAGATTTCTGCTGTGAAAGATGCAGAAATGATTATATCAAGAAATACGGAGGTTAATTACAATGGAAACATCAAAGATGAACAAGACTTTCGATCTCGACCTGAACAGTGACGCTTTTAATGCGTTTAAGGCTGACTTCAACACTATGCTGAAAGCTATCTTATCCGGTATGGAAAAGAACGAGGCTGAGAACGGAGAGATTTCTGTTTCTATGAAGATAGGCCTTGAAGAGAGGGATATCGTTGACAGAGGCTATTCAAGAAGAACAATGGTCCCTTCATTCAGGCACAAGGTTGTATCTAAGATGCAGTTCAAAAACGAAAAGAAAGGAGCTCTCTCCGGCAATTTCGAGCTGAAATTCGATAAGAAGTCAGGAAAGTATTATCTCGTAGAAATATCCGACGGACAGACATCATTCTTCGATGACGGCTCTACCGCAGAGGAAGTTCACGATATGGATAAGTTTATTGAAGCAGAATTTACAGATGCCGATGAGCGTGAGCCTCTTTTCCTTGAAATGAGCAATGAAACTGAAAAAGACGAAGAGAAAAGCGAAGACGATGATTTTTCTGACGGTGTAGAATACAACGATGACGAGGATCCTGACGATTTCGATATTGACAGCATAAATCCTGATGATATTGCGTTCTAATTGTACGTGCGAAAAATAAAAACAGCTTCTGCATAGCTTGCGGCAAAAGCGACCGCAGGACATCAGCAGGACTTCCATTATGTGAGTCCTGCCACGATGTGCTTTGCGGCTCTATGCAGACTGCACAATTCAAGCCAAAAGAAAAGAAGGGTCGAACTAATGACAAACAGAAAAATAAAAGATTTTCACAAAAATAAGTTGGCATATGATATCCTGCTTGATAATTTGAAGATGCTCAGTATCATTCTCTTGTGCCTTAATGAACACTTCCCGAAACTGTTTTACCAGCTCAACGTTCAGAAATGGCTAGAAGACCACAAAGAATGGTGCGAGATGATGAATGATTATGAGGCGAACGATGCCTACGATTTCAAGATGAAAGAGTTCTGCGATGAGTGCGGTATCGATGATGAAATAACAATGCGTATTGTTGAAAAGCATTTGAACAAATATCACCCGAAGAATATGGCTGTATTGCAGGAAAACGTGAAGTTAGCTCTTATACATACTGCTGTTGACTTCTGTTTCGGTAATATTAGATTAGGCAGACTTACAGATGCTTTGCTTAATGAGAATTTTCCGAATTGGGTAGACGATATAGCGAAGTTTGGAATTATCGTTGACAACGAAATTCGAGATATTGATTACAGAAAGCTGAAACCTAAGAAACAAAAAGCTCCTACTGTTCAGGAACAGAAGGAGTCAGCAAAAATGCTTGCAGAATACAGAGCTTACTTTGAGTATGTAACAAAAGAGGAGGGAGAAAGTTGCTTGTCGGAATAATAATCGTTTTGTTGATTGCGTGTGCAATATCTGTTGTTTGGACCGACGGAATTACCAGAACTTCTTGGTCTGAGATAGATGAAGCCGTAAAGAAAAACGACAAATAAAAAGACCCACTCTCCGAAGAAAGCAGGTCCTTAACAAGTCACAAAGAAATTCATCAAGTCTGTTTTTATTTTAGCATAAATTTGTGATTATGTCAAGTGGAGGGCAGAAAGATGGCAAAAGAAATAGTATCAAGCAAGAAACCCAAGAAAATGACCTACGGAGAGATGTTAGAGCAGGCTGTAAGAATAGCTGCCGATACAGCGATCAATAAGTATAAAGCGGAACAGGAAGCTCATATGAAAAGCGTTAGCGACAAGAAGTTCAAAAACACCAAGTTGCTTCTTAAGCAATACAGAGCTTTGCGTGATTATGCTGAAAATGCAGTTTACGGCACAGAGCAGCTGGAGAGCTTTCAGGTGTCGGATCTCATAAGTGGCATAACCGAGTCCGACAAATTCAAAGTAGAGTCGGTGCAAAATCAGGTCGCATACACAAAAACAATAATGAGTCACGTAGAAACAATGCTCGGTATATATCGAAACAAATGTCTTGCTTCTGGAAAAGAGGAAGTGTGCAGACGGTGGAGAGTTATAGAACGTATGTATATAGCAGGGGACGCTCAGCCTGATATAAGTTCTATTGCAATATGCGAAGTGATAGACGGTAGGACTGTATACAAAGACATAGACAAGGCTTGTGACGAGTTATCAAACCTGATTTTTGGCATTGATATGACAAATTTCATAATTTAACAGGAGGAAAAATCAATGAATGTAACAATTAACATTGACGGAACAGGAACACTTAACTTCGATATGACCCACGAACAGGTGTCGAATATGATAACAGCAGCGTTTGGTTGCGACCAGTCAGCGGCTTTAATGAATAGTCAGTCTGCTCCAACAGAGACTAAGCCATTTGTTTTCAAGAAAGAGTCAGTACCCCCTACTCAGAGCAAAGTAAACAGAATGTTCGGTGATAATTGGCGTAGCACAAATGTTGCAAATCACAGCCAGCAGAATTACAATTTTGAGGGATATAAGGGTTTCCTTATTGTTAAATGCCCGCAGTGCGGAAAAATCAAGTCTTTTTGCAGCAAAAAGCCGATAAAGTCTTCTTTCTGCTCTTGCGGAAATGATGTTGAGTTGAAAGATTTGAGAAAGGTTGTACTTGACTGTAAATGCGGCAAGAGTTGGAGATATATGACCAACATCAAATCTGATAAATTCACACACAACTGTCTTGATTGCGGCTCGCCCATTGATGTAGAGTTCAATCCTAGACGTGGATATTATGAAACAATGAGGTGACAAGTATGAAATCATTTGACAGAGCTTGCGTTTACATTTATGTGTGTCTTGGCATTCTCATTATGTGTGCCGTAGCCTCAACTAGAGAGGCAGGCATAATAGCTATATGTTCGCTTGTAGCACTTGCAGTTCTTTTGGTTTATGAGAACAGAATATCCTATTACGAGGAAAAAGCAGAGCGATACAGGAAGATGTTCCTCGCCCAGAACAAGCATTATCTTGATACTGTCAGCAACGAAAAATGCAGCATCAAATGCAAGACCGAAAACATCAACATCAGTTCAGGGCGAAAATCAGGCATTGACAAGGCAAAAGCTTCGTGATAAAATATAAGCTAACAAAATATGACATATGAACAAAGGTGCTTTGAAAACATTCAGAGCACCTTTTTCTTTACAAGGAAGTGATAGTTATGTTTGATTATGCTATAGTTGGATCTGGGTTGTTCGGAGCTACTTTCGCTTACGAAGCCAGTAAGGCTGGCAAGAAGTGCTTGGTGATAGAGAGAAGACCACATATTGGTGGCAACTGTTACACGAAGAATATCTACGGAATAGATGTGCATATGTACGGAGCACACATTTTCAAGACTGACAGCAAAGAAACTTGGGACTACATCAACCAGTTTGCGGTGTTTAACGACTTTATCAATACTCCAGTTGCAATATCTAAAGGCGAAGCGTACAATCTGCCTTTTAATATGAATACCTTTGCAAGAATTTTTGGCATTACAAAGCCTAGAGAAGCGATGTGTCTTATTGCAATCGAAAAAAAGTCCTCAATCTGCAATCCGCATAACCTTGAAGAAAAAGCGTTAATGACTGTAGGACCAACCATATACAACCGCTTTATAAGAGGTTACACAGAAAAGCAGTGGGGAAAGCCTTGTTCACAGCTTCCTACATCGATTTTAAACGATATTCCGATACGCTACACATACAATAACAACTACTATGACAAGCGTTATCAAGGCGTTCCTATTGGCGGATATACGAATATAATTCGCAAGATGCTTGAAAGTTCACGTGTTGTGACAAATACATCATTTGAGCAGTCACTTTGCTCGAATGCTTTTAAGGCAAGAAAGATTATTTACACCGGAGCGATAGACGAGTATTTCGACTATGCTTTAGGTAAGCTTGAATACCGTTCTCTGAAATTTGTACACACGTACAAGGAAGTATCAAATGAAAACGGAGTTGCGGTTATGAATTTTGTAGATAGCGACGTTCCGTATACAAGAGTTATAGAACACAAGCATTTCTGCAATCAGCAATCTGATAAGACTGTCTTGACGTATGAATATCCGAAAGAGTTCACCGGCAAAGACGACGCATATTATCCTATCGAGGACAAGCGAAATCGAGAACTATATCAGAAATATGCTGAAATGGCAAAAGAGAAGCTTGGAGACTCTGTTATATTCTGCGGCAGATTAGGGTCATATCACTATGATGATATGTCTGAATGTATAGAGAACGCTCGCAAGCTAGCAATGGAGGAATTGAAACGTGAGTAAAAAGCGATACCTTTTTGTTGTGGCTCACCCCGATGACGAGATACTTGGTGCAGGAGCTACGATATCTAAACTCGTTCGCAACGACTGTGATGTTTATGTATGTGTTCTCAGCTGTGAATGCAATACAAGGACCGATGACCTTGTGCCTGCAATGACAAAAACGCACAAAGAGCTTGGCGTAAGAAAAACGTACGTTGGCAATTTTGGCTGTCTTCGTTTCAAAGACGAGGACCATCACACGGTTGTCAAATTTATTGAGAAATCGATCGCAGAGTCACGTCCAGATGTCGTTGTAACACATCACCCTTCCGATTTGAACAATGACCATTATATTGCTTCGATCTGCTGTCAGGAAGCCGTGAGACTGCCACAGAGGCAAATAGGATACAGCAAGAGGATAAGAAAGTTTATGTATATGGAAGTTCCATCTGAAACTGATTTTGCTCTCAATGCTGCGTGGGGGAGATTTACTCCAAATTGCTACTGCAAAGTAAAGAAAAGTGACGTTGATAAAAAAATCGCTCTGCTGAAATCGTACGACAATATCATACGAGAAGTTCCTCACCCTCGTTCTGAACAGAACATAGCCGCTCTATCCATTGTTAGAGGTTCTGAAATTGGATATTCTCACGCAGAGGCTTTTCAGGTAGTTTTTGAGATTGGAGTTTGAATATGAAACACATAGAAATGATACAGATGCGTGTCGGAGACTTGAAAACTGACTTTGGAAATCCTCGTAAGATAACAAAGCGGAAAAGAGATGAACTCAGGAAGAGCCTCGAAGAACTCAATGATTTTGGGATATTTCTGATTGACGAAAACGATAATATAATTGCAGGAAATCAGAGAGCCTCGATACTTAAAGAGATAAATGAAGACACTGAGGTGTGGTGCAAACGACTTATAGGCTACACTGTAAACGAGCTGAGAGCAATAAACATCAAGGACAACACGCACGCAGGAGAATGGGATCTTGACGGTTTGGCTGACTGGAATGCAGATATAGGTCTTGAACTTGGATTTCAGACTGTTGCAGCGAATGACTCTATGGAAGACAGGCGTACAAAAGAAATGGAACTTATCCATTACGAAAAGTACGACTATGTTATGATAGTATGTAGGCACGAGACCGACTATCTTGACCTTTGCCGCAAACTCGGCATTGAGGGCAAAAAAATAAAAATGGCTAAAAAGCGTAGCATAAAGGCCAGAGCGATATGGTACGATGATGTTCAATGTGATATAAGGGCAAAGGAGGCTGAAAACAATGAAACTTAAGCCTCCTTATTTCGTTTTTAACCCCGACGCTTTTAAAAATAACCTAGAGAGCCTAACTAACGCTTTTAAGAGGCATAATGGAGGCTTTAAGGCTGGATATTCATTCAAAACAAATCCACACCCTTGTGTTTTAGAAGCTGCATTAAAGTATGGTTGCTATGCGGAAGTTGTAAGCCCTTATGAGTATAGCAGTGCAATTAGTGCTGGCTTCCCTGAAAGCCACATTATCTACAATGGCGTATGTAAGAATGTAGAACAGGCTGTGAGTTGTGCATCTGCTGGAGGCGTTGTAAATGTCGATAGCATAGATGAGCTATTTTCCATTTCTCGGGAAGTCGAAAGTGACGTATACATAGGAGCTAGGCTGACTTTTGAAATTGGCAACAATGTCATATCCAGATTTGGTATTCCAGTTTGGTCTGATGATTTTAAAAAGCTTATAAGCATAGACAAAAGCAACAGCAAAGTACATATTGTCGGTCTTAGTTGTCACCTTACTCACGCAAGGAGTAAAGATGACTGGCGTAAACGTGCAGAGGCAATGAAAGAAGCTGCGAAGCAATTTTCTGAAATCAAGTACATTGATTTAGGCGGCAATATGTATTCGCCTATGGAGAAGAGGTTTGCAGAGAATTTTCCGGAACACGTTTCATTTGATGATTACGCTAATGTAATATGCCCTATTCTTGACGAACTTAATGTTGAACTCATTCTGGAAACAGGAACACCGCTTGTAGCAAATGCTATGGATCTTGTTTGCGAGGTAATAGGCATTAAGAAAAACAGAGCCAAAACGTTTATTGTTGTGAACACAAGTGCGTATGATATCGGCATAGTGTGCAGGAACACTAATCTTAGTTACGACGTTGTGAAAGGCGATTGTGATGACCACTGCTTTGCAAGCGATGCAACGATAGCCGGCTACACCTGTATAGAGGACGACGTTATATGTGAAAACTTCTCGTCGCCTGTAGCTGTTGGCGATGCAATAGTTTTTCACAATGTAGGAGCTTACTCGTACTCATTTGCGTCCGATTTTATAATGCCAAAACACAATGTTATCAAAGCGAGAGGGGATATGATATAATGTTGACTGTACTTCTCACTTGTGCATTGGGTGATTATGTTGAAAGCACCGTGAAGTGCATTAAAGATAATTTTGAAAACCGAAAGATACGAGTAATAGGCACTGACATAAAGAACGCATCTTATTTCGATAATGGTCTTGACAAAATCTACAAGTCGCTCAGATGCGATGATTTTTCGTACATCGACCAGATTTACGATATATGCGTAAATGAAAACGTCGATGTAGTCATACCTACAAATACTGTTGAACTTGAAAAGTTTGAGTATAGCAAGAAACGATTTGAAGACGCAGGAATAGCTGTTGCAACGGCAGGCAGCGGCATTTACAGCGTTAATTCAAAAGACGGTTTGCTCAACTTGATGAAACGTTCAGGTCTTGATTGCGTTCCGTCAACAGTTATCGAAAATTCATATCAAGCTGAAATGTTCATACTGGAAAACGGCATAGACAAGACGTACTGCATAAAGCAACTTGACAGCTGCGGTGCAAGAGGTTTTAAGATACTGACATCAGGTAGACCTGACTCGCCTCTCGACAAAGGTACAAACAGATTGCCTTTGTCAGCTCTCGAAGAATTGCTTGAAACACAAGGACCTATGCTAATGCAGGAGTATCTGACTGGCGATGAATTGACAGTCGATATGCTCTGCGATAGAGGCAAGGTCCTTTATTCTATTACGAAGCTAAATAAAGAGATGATAAATGGAGTTGCTCAGTGGAGCGAGGTGGTTTGTGACACGTATGCTGAAAAAATCTGTGAAAGTATAGTTGAAGCTGCCAGCCTATGTGGAAATGTAGGTTTCGACGTAAAGTATTCAACTTACGGGAAACCGTTTGTTATAGATTGCAATCCGAGATTAACGGCTACTGTGGCGCTATCCAAAATGGTTGGAATAAACCTTCCGTATCTCGGCATTAAGTATGCTTTGAAAGAAGAAATACCAAAGCTTGAAAAGAAGCCCACAAAAGCTATTTGCATAAGGCGAACTGTGGATAATTTCTTTGGAGGATAACGCAATGGAAAACAACGAAGCCACATTTGCTATCTATGTTCCGTCATATAAGCGTTCAGATAGAATATTGACATATAATCTGTTTGAAAAGTGCACCTATCTTGTCAGAGAAAGTGAGAAGCAGGCGTATCTTAAAGCAGGAATATCAGAAGAAGACTTATGGGCTGTCGAAGATAGCTTGATTGACTCAGGATCAAAGGCTTACTTCTACATCATAAATAATGCTCCGGAAGACGTGTTTGCAATAGCTGATGATGACATCGAAGATATGAGATATATGCTCAGAGAAGTCGAAAACATCAATAAAGACGTTGAAATAATCACATCTGAGATGTATCGTATAGCTCAAATGCTTTTGGATCTCGACATAGGATTTGGATATGTTGGTGTAAACGCCATTCCGTATAACTATGACCGAGAATTTTGTTGGAAACAAATCCCCGGTGCAATCAAATGGTTTAACCGAAGTAAGTTCATAGCCAAAAGAGACGAAAAGGTTACTGAGAATTTTGATATTGACCTTGTTCTTCAGGAACTGGCTGTAAATCGAATTACGCTCAGTCCTAAGTATTTATACGATAAAGGCATAATCGATAAGAATGCAGGAGGAAACAGTGAAAGAAAGAGAAATGACCAGTTGGCTTCAATCAATAATATGAAAGCCAAGTGGGGCAAATATTTCGACTTTAATTTCTCAAAGAATAAGCCTGTAATCAACGTAAAAAGGTAGTTTTGTAAACATTAAGTTAATCTTGCCAATATGACGTTTATGAGCTTGCAAGCCAAGTTTTATGGTGGTAAACTTTAAATATACCAAAAACTATCCCAAACAAAGAAATACATCAAGGAGGTTGGTAATATGGGATTTAATCCACGCACAAAACACGGCTACAGCTTGTACACGATGTCAAGTATGTTGCAGAAAGCAATCAGACGAGGAGATTTGCAGCACGCTGGATATGCCGCAAACGAAATGTTCGGAGACTACAATGCTTATCTTTGGAAAAGACTTCTCACAGTTTCAGCAGAGGACTGTTACGGCATAATGACAAGAGAAATTGTGGCTCTGAAACAGGCAGATGAAATCGTAAACGGCAAAAAGAAAGGGTACGATAGAGACCAGCTTTTTGTTGCGAAAGCTCTTGTGCTGCTGTGTTTGGCAAGAAAGAACAGGGACGGCTGTTATGTAGCCTGCAATTTTATGGTCCCCGACAGAACTCTCAAACCGGAAGAAGTTCCTAGCGATTATCTTATCGCTGATATGAGGCTTGAAAACGGAGAAATACCTGAATGGGTGTATGATATTCATACTATCGAGGGAAGACGTAACGGCAAGACTGATCTTGATATGACGATTGACGAACAGGCTGCACTGTTTCCCAAGCAGCTAAGTCTTTTCGATAACGCCTCGTGGGAGTTCTACTACGATGACCAGTTCAAAAAAGGCAACATAACCGATGAAAAGCAAAAGGAAGCAATCAGAAAATTTCAGCAAGGCAAAGAAAACGATCCGACACACTGCGGAGAAATTTATCCGTAATAGTCAGACAAAATAACTTCAAGGGAGTTTGCAGCAATGCAGGCTCCCTATTCTTTTAGCAGGAAGGTGGTGCAATGCCGAGAAAAGGTAAGCCTGAAAATCTTGTACCGATGAACAGGCGAACTAAGGAAGAACAAAGAGAGATAGCCCGAAAAGGCGGTCAGGCTAGTGGGGCTGCTCGTCGCAGAAAAAGAGATGCAAAATCGGCTGCACAGCTTGTACTTAACCTCCCAGCGTTGAAGAACATAGAAGAAAATCTCAAAAAGTTAGGCATAGAAGACGAGCAAGACTATACAAACCTTGTTGCCATAATGGCTAGAGCGTACGATAAGGCTATGACAGGAGACATTAACGCATCACGTTTCATCTGTGAAATGGCAGGCATCACCCCTGCTCAGAAGTTTGCAGAAAAGCAATATAGAGATAAGATGAAGAAACCAATGTCTGAAAAGGACGAAGCTATTCAAAAGCTTGAAGATGTTTTGGAGGAAATAAAAAGTGCCTTTTAGTAAGATGCAGAACGATTTTTTTATGAGCGCTACCCATAGGTGGAACATCAAGACAGGGGCGACACGTTCAGGAAAAACATATATGGACTACTTCGTTATCCCGAAACGAATAAGAAAATGCACTGGCAAGGGTCACATAGTCATACTTGGAAACACAAGACCTACTGCGATACGAAACGTTATCGAACCTATGAGAAACATTTGGGGTGAGCGATTTGTTCCAAACGTTAGAGCTGACGGAAGCATAATGCTTTTCGGGAAGAAAGCCTATATCTTCCCAGCTGGTACTAAGTCTGACGTTGAAAGACTTCAAGGTATGTCGATAGAGTATTGCTATGGTGATGAGGTAACGACTTGGAACGAGGCTGTTTTTGCAATGCTGAAATCACGTCTTGACAGACCGAATAGCTGCTTCGACGGCACGTGCAACCCTGACAATCCGTCACACTGGTTTAAGGCATTTCTCGAAAGTGATGCTGATATCTATCAGCAAGCTTACACGATTGATGATAACCCATTCAACGACGCTAAATTTGTATCTGAACTAAAGAAAGAATATCTTGGGACGGTCTATTATGACCGTTTTATTCTTGGCAGGTGGGTAGCAGCTGAGGGCATAATCTATCGCAAGTTCGCAGATAACCCAGACAGCTTTGTTATCTCGTATGACAAATACAAGGAACTGCTCGCTAACAACGGAGTTGAAGAAATAAATATAGGCGTGGACTTCGGAGGAACAGGATCTGGAACATCATTTGTAACTACAGTAATTCTTGGAGACTATGCTGGCATTATCGTTCTAGCTTCAAGACGAATTGTGTTCGAGCTCACACCCGATACGCTAGGCAGATATTTCGTCGAGTTTGTGCGTTACGTAGAAGATACATACGATGTTACTTGTGACAATGCTATGTGTGACAGTGCAGAACAAATCCTCATTCGGGGCATAAGAGAAGCAGCAGATACGGCAGGATTGAATTGCAGAGTAAAAAACGCAAGGAAAGACAGCATTAAGGACAGAATAAGGCTCACCAATGCTCTTTTAGGCAGAGGTACCTTATATCTCACTACGGACAATGAAACGCTCTCTAATGCTCTCTCAAAGGCTCTGTGGCGAGAGAATAGTATCGAGGATATAAGACTCGATGACGGCACTACCGACATTGATACGCTTGACGCATACGAGTACACAATCGAAACACATCTCAAAGATTTTATTCAAACGTAAAGAAAGGATTTGATGCTATGAAGATTTTTATTTCACAGCCTATGCGTGGCAAAACAGACAAGGAAATATTGACCGAAAGAGCAAAAGCTATAGAGACAGTCCAAGAAATATATCACGCTGATGTAGAGGTTATTGACTCTTTCTTTCAGAGCGCACCTGCTGATGCAAAGCCTCTTTGGTTTTTAGGGAAGTCACTTGAATTACTTTCCTCAGCTGATGTGGCAGTTTTCTGCAATGGTTGGAAAGATGCAAGAGGTTGTCGCTTGGAACACAGTTGCTGCATTGAGTATGGCATAGATTGTGTTGAGCTTTAATCATTAAACTGGGGCGTGAAAAATGTGTTAGAGGGAATAAAAAGTTATGTTAGAAAGGTGGTTAGCGGTTTGCTTGGCACTGAAAACAGAATAAAAATGACGAACGTAATAACGTCTGATATGAGCAACACTATCAAAAAGTGGTTTGATATGTACGAAGATAAGGGTTATTGGCTTATCAACAACTCGGATACGCTTTCTTTGCCTAGTGCGATAAGCTCTGAGTTAGCACGACTTGTCACGCTTGAATTTGAATACACCGTATCTGATGATAACGGTGCACCTGTTGACGTCAATTCGGGTATCGTGTCAAGAGCGTCGTTTATCCAGAAATGTATCAACGATATAACAGCTGAGATATGGAAACACGTAGAATACTGTTGTGCTGGAGGCGGCATCGTATTCAAGCCATACGTCAACGGAGATAGCATTTCTCCTAGCGTTGTACAAGCCGATTGCTTCTTTCCTACTGGATATGATAGCTCCGGCGATGTAAACTCAGGGGAATTTTATGAAGTTGTTGCAGAAGATAATATGTACTATGTCAGAAGAGAGATACACACGCTTGTAAAAGAAAGCAGTAAAAGTAGTTACATCATCGAGAACAAGGCGTACAAGTCATATAACGGTGACGATCTTGGCTCTGAAATACCTCTGAACAGCATTGAGAGGTGGGCTGATATAGCTCCTATCGTTCAGATAGACAACATAGACAGTCCGCTGTTTGCGTATATGAAAATACCTCTTGGAAACAAAACCGATAGGACCTGTCCTGTCGGCGTTTCTGTTTTTGCTAATTCTGAACATCTTATTCGCAACGCAGATGAGCAGTATCAGAGACTTCTGTGGGAGTTTGAGAGTGGAGAACGAGCTATTGATGCAAGCGTGGACGCTTTCAAAAAAGATAAGAAGTCTAAGAGTTATGTTCTTCCGTCCGGCAAAGAAAGGCTTTTTCGTCTCAACCAATTTGACGCTCAAAGCGGAGCAGGACACGGATTGTTTGAGGTCTTTTCTCCTGAGTTCAGAGACGCTGCGATAAAGAGCGGACTTAACACCATTCTCCAAAGGATTGAGTTCAACTGCGGACTTGCTTATGGCACGATATCGGATCCGCTCATTGTTGATAAAACAGCCGAAGAAATCAAGACCTCAAAGCAGAGGTCGTATTCGACTGTCAAGCTCATTCAGTCGCAGCTTGAAAAAGCAATGAATGTATACGCTAAAGCGTGTGACAGCCTTGCTACGCTGTACTCGTTAGCTCCTGCTGGAAAATACACAGCAAAGACATTACTTGATGACAGCATAGTTGTAGACGCTGAGACAGAACGTATGAGGGATATGCAAGAGGTCACACAAGGTATTCTCAACAAGTGGGAGTACAGAATGAAATGGTACGGCGAAACAGAAACACGAGCAAAGGAAATGACGCAAGAAGATATGACTGACGAAGAAATATTGTTTGGATCTGATAGCAGTGCTGGTGATACGAGCAAATCGGAGGAAGAAAATGCTTGACCCTACGTATCTAGGCAACTGCACACAAGATGTTGTTGATATATTCGCAGAAGTCGAAAATGAAATAATGTCAGATATCGTAAGACGAATAACTGACTCTGGAGGTTTCACAGCAACTGCTAAATGGCAGCTTGAAAAAGCTCAGGCTGTTGGGTTGCTTCAAGGCGACGTAAAGGGATATCTAGCCTCTGCGTTAGATGAGTCACGAAGTGAAATAAACAGTTTGTTTAAGGAAGCTGCTGTTAAATCAATAGCCACCGATGACTCGATTTACGCTAAGGTTGGCGTCGTTCCTATAAGCATATTCAAGTCAGACAATATGAAGTCGATTATATTGCAAGGGACAAGAGACTCTACACAGCTACTCAGAAACTTCACCAAGACAACAGCTACCGTTGCTGATATGGCGTTGTATAACTCACTTGATAAAGCGTATCTCCTCACTCAGATTGGAGCATATGACTACAACAGGGCGATACGTCAAGCTGTCAATGACTTAGCAAAGCAAGGAATGCGTCACGTCGCATATCCCAGCGGACACGTTGATACAACAGAAACAGCTGTGAGACGAGCTGTACTTACATCTCTCAATCAAACGTGTGCTGAGTTGCAGCTATATAGAGCAGAAGATGTTGGGTGCGATCTTGTTGAAGTCACATCACATATGGGAGCAAGACCAAGCCACGCTGAATGGCAAGGTGGTATATACAGCATATCAGGAAAGAAAAGAGGATATAAGAGCTTTCGAGATGAAACTGGATACGGAACTGGAGATGGGCTGTGCGGCTGGAATTGCCGTCACAGCTTTTTTCCGTACTACGAAGGACTTTCAGGAAGAACATTTACTGCTACTGATACAAGAAAAAGCATCGCAGAAAACGAAAAAGTGTACAATCTGACGCAAAAGCAGCGATATTACGAAAGACAAATCAGAGCTGCTAAAGCCGAATGTTCCGCTTTGAACGAGGCTGTATCATCAGCTGCAAATGATGAGCAAGAAAAGATGTTTAAAGAGGACTTTACGAATTCATCTGTAAAGCTCAAAAGGCGTGAACAAAAGCTTAAAGATTTTCTTTCTGCTCACCCAGAACTTAATAGACAGCGAGAGAAAGAATGGAATGGCGGATTTAATCGCTCTGTTTCTGCTAAGGCTGTGTGGGCAAACAGAAAAGCCAAACGTTAGGAGGTGTGAAAAATGAAAATCTCTATTGACAAAAGTCCCGAAAGAACAAGTAAGTCGAGAGGAGGTGATCCGTGATATCTCGCTGAATGCTGCGTTAATGTATTCGTCAACTCTCGACCGAGCCTAAGTCGTAAAACTAAGGATAAGTATGAGGAGCAACCTCGTTAAAAAGCGTAACCGAATGAAAGGAATGATTATCAATGAAAAGAGAATTTCTTGCTGGTCTGTCATTGCCAGACGGCGTAAAACTTGATAAAAACGCTATCGATGCTATTATGGCTGAGAACGGAAATGATATCAATGCTCTGAAAGCAGAACACGCAAATGCGATAAAGGGAATTGAGAAAGAACGTGATACATATAAGTCAGAGCTTGACAATGCCCAGAGTAAACTGAAAAGCTTTGACGGCATAAACGTTGATGAACTCAAGACGAAGATTTCTGACCTTACATCAGAGATTGATAACAACAAAAGCAAGTACGAAGCTGAGATAGCTGACATCAAGTTTACCAATCTGCTCAGCGGAAAAGTAACTGCGTTTGGAGCTAAAAACTCTAAGGCGGTTATTTCTCTGCTTGATGTTGCGGCTCTCAAAGCAAGTAAAAATCAGGAACAGGATATCGAAGCCGCCCTTAAAGCTGTTAAGACAAGCGACGGATATATGTTTTCTGACGACAGCTCCTCTAATGATGACGGAAATAATGGGGCTAATAGCGATGACGCACAGCAGAACAATCCTCAGTTCTCAAATGGTAATCTAAACACCACCGGCAATCAGCAGCAGAACAGCAGCGGCTTCAACTTCGGTTTTCTTGGAGTTAGACCGCACGATAATAAGTAAAGGAGTAATCAATTATGCCAAACCTTAACTACGCAAGTTCATATCAGAGCGAACTTTCTCAGGCGTATCCGTATGTGCTTAACTACGGCGCCCTGTACGCAACACCAAATAACGGAAGATACCGCTGGGTAAACTCAAAGACCATTGAAATTCCGTCTATCTCTACGTCTGGAAGAGTAAATGCTGACAGAGATACTATCGCAGCTGCTAAGAGAAACTATGATAATTCGTGGGAGCCTAAGACTCTTTCCAATCAGAGAAAGTGGTCTACTCTTGTTCATCCGCAGGATATCGACCAGACGAATATGGTAGCTTCTATCGGCAACATCACAAGAGTGTTCAACGAGGAGCAGAAGTTCCCTGAAATGGACGCTTACCTGATTTCAAAACTCTATACAGACTGGACCGCTCTCAGCAACACGGCAGACGAGACTGTTCTTACAACCGACAATGTTCTTTCTGTATTCGATGACCTTATGAAGAAGATGACAGAAGCAAGAGTTCCTTCTGCTGGTCGTATTCTCTATGTAACGCCAGATGTAAACACGCTCATCAAGAACGCCAAGAATATTCAGCGTAACTTCGATGTACAGTCAGGCAGTACATCTCTGAAAATGGCTATCACGTCTATTGATAACGTCGAGATTGTTGAAGTTCCTAAGGAACTCATTATGACTGCATATGACTTCACCGTAGGCTGGAAGCCTGGATCCTCTGCAAAGCAGATTAATATGTTCCTCGTACACCCTGCGGCTGTTATCACACCTGTTTCTTATCAGTTCTCAAAGCTCGACCCACCGTCAGCAGGCTCAGAGGGTAAGTACATCTACTACGAAGAGAGCTTTGAAGACGCTTTCATTCTGAACAAAAGAGCAGCATCTCTCCAGTTTAACATCACAGCGTAACAGGAGGGGACACAATGACAGTAGTCAAGAAGAATAATGTCGAATTGACTATCGAAGATTGTCTCGTGGACGAGTACCTCGAAATGGGGTACTCTGTTCTCGATGACAAAGGAAATGTCATTCGCAAAAATATGACAGCTGCCGAACGTGTTGTTGAACTCAACAATACGATTGAGGCTCTAAAAAGCGAGAATGAAACTCTCAGAAGCAACATAACTAAGCTTGTTGATGAAATAAACGCTCTCAAATCGTCTCACAGCAGTTCTAACGATGATATAGAGGATAACCCTCAAAATCATACTACTAAAAAAGCAAGAGCAAATAAGAGCGTTTAAGTCGATTATAAGATAGGTGAAGAAAATGCCATACATAGACTACGATTATTACGCAAACGAATATCACGGTACAAGCATTCCGTCAGACGAATTTGACCGCATCGCCGAGATAGCTTCTATGGCTATAGACTCGATGTCATATTGTATTATTGACGATACTAAGTCCTACATCGGCAGCGTAAAAAAGGCGGTTGCATACGAAGCTGAAACAATTTACGCATACGGAGGAGCAGATGTTGCTTGTGGAATGTCAGGGGCATCAATAGGATCTGAAAGTCTAGGTGACTACAGTTATTCAGTCAACAGTGGAGGCAGCTCTTCTCGTGATATACTTATGTATCAAGGCATTCCTATATCGCCTATAGCTTTGAGTATACTGTCGAAGGCAGGCTTACGTGACCGTTGGGCTTATGCTTATGATGAGGAGCGTGACGATAATGCTTAATCGAAAACTCATATTCAACGGCACAGTTACGCTGTTTAACTATATAGGCGAAGAAAATGGTATAGCGAAGTACGCCAAAGCTATATTAAAGAACGTGAAATTTGAAAAGCAAGTCGGAAAATCAGCTGGAGGCAACGGCAGAAATCCCGATAACTCAGCAACGCTATATTTCTTTGATAGAGTTGCAACGGTTACCGATGTTGACGGCAAATGCAAAACGTATCTGAGGTCAGACGTATTCGCAAAAGCAGATAATCCGTATTCTTTCTTTACGTTTAGAAACGGCAATGACTACGTTGTTGAAGGAATATGCCTTGAAGAAACTCCTAAATTCGTTAATGCTTACAGAATAACACTTGCGGCTCGTTACGAGTCAGGAACAAGGCGTATGCACCATTGGAGGTGTGATTGCAGATGAATTTTGATTTTAAGTTCAATCCTCTCAGCGTAATGAATAGATTGGACCCAAACTTCGTTAAGGCACAGAAATGGCTTGATAATGAGGTCGTGAAAGACTGCACACCATACGTACCGATGAGGACAGGTCAGCTTTTTCGTTCTGGAGAAAGCGGCACAAATTACGGCAGTGGCGTTGTAAAATATACAGCACCATATGCTCATAGCTGCTATTATGGGAAAAGCACAAAGTTCTCGAAGCTGCATCACCCAAAGGCTTGTGCTCAATGGTTTGAGCCAGCAAAAGCCGCAAACAAAAAGAAGTGGATAAACGGAGCTAAGAAGATAATGAAAGGGACTGAATAATGGATAAAGTGAGAACTACTAATGACGGCTTGTATTTAGCAGGAATAATGCTTGATTTCATCAATTCGTACGATAAGAAACTTTCGTATATCAACTTAGAAGAGTTTTCCGATGAACTTCCTGCAATGGTTATGCAGCAACTCACGTCAGCTGTCATAGAAAAGCAGTACATAAGAAAAGACTGCTATATTGGAAACTGGGCGTTTGCGGTTTATATTCGTATCAGAAATGCCGATACAAGAGACAGAATAGATGCTGGAGGCTGCTTATCCGATCTGGCTGAATGGTTTAGAACGACTGAGCTGCCCGATTTATCCAGCATCAATAAGAACGCAATCAGTATTGAAATGACCGCCTCTCCTCATAAGTCTGCTATCTATGAAGATAAAACAGAGGAATGGCAGGTCGTTTTTATGCTGAGATACAAAAACTATGGAGGTTGATTTATATGTCAGAAGCACCAGCACTCGTTGAACTTGTAACAAGGGATCAGTTTGAAAGCTATATTGAAATCAAAGGGAAAAATCAGCTCATCGGCGACGGTTTCTCCACTCTTAAGGAGTCGAAAAACCCAAAGGAGTACACAAGAAAATATGTCAATATGAAGACAGAAAAGACAGATGTTATCGGATACTCTCCGAGCATCGAATACACCCTTGATGTTTACTCTAACAGTCCTGTCGTTGATGACTTTGTAACCATTGCCGATGAAGAGCTTACCGGCAACGATGCAATCAGGACAATTACAAACGTAAACAAGTGGAAGAAAGACGAAAGCGGCAAGTTTTATGCTGTCCAGAGAAGTTATGCTGTTATCCCTTCCGATAAGGGAGACGGCACAGACGCTTTGATATACAGCGGCACGATGAAAGCTGCATCGGATCTCGTCATCGGAACATTCGACGACTCCACAAAGACGTTTACAGCGAACGAATAACTAAAGGAGGATTGAGCCTATGAGCCAGATTATTGATAACAGAAACGAAGAAACCGACAAGACTAAATGGACCATAAACGGTGTCGAGCTTACGTTTGACGCAAATGACGCCGATGATGCTGAGCGTTTTGAGAACGCAGTTGAAAAGTTAAAAAACGATGAGAAGTTTCCGAGAGTTGGCAAGAACAGCGAAATCATACGCAGATACTGTCAGCTATTCAGAGACTTTTTCAATGGTATTTTTGGCAATGGCGCAGCTGAAAAAATCGGCATAAAAGACAACGCAAGAATATGTAATTGTATTTACGAGGACTTTCTGTTGTTTGTGAAAAATCAAAAAGATAGTAACGAAGACTTTGCAAAACGAATGGCATCTATCACCGCAACTAATCGTGAGCAGAGAAGAAAAAACAGCAAAGTCAAGAGTAAGGTCCAGAAGTGATGTTCAGCCTTTTATTAGACACTCCTCCCTCGTCGATTAACATCAGCGAGGGAGTTGCTGTCAATGTTAATGCTGATTTCCGAACGTTTATCAGGTTTGAAAAGATAATGTTCGGAACGCAGTTGTCTAACAAGGAAAAAGTTATAAAAGCATTCTCGCTTTTCGGAGATTTTTCTCCGAGAACATCCGATGAAGCCAATTCGTATATGAACGGAATTATTTATCTTTATAGATGCGGCAAAGAAAGCAAAAAGCTTAACGCAAAAGTTGCTGAAAGAGTTAAATCAAAGCCAAAATCACCGAGATACTTTGATTTTGATTATGATGCTCCCTACATTTTTGCGGCGTTTATAGAGAGCTACGGAATAGACATAACGGAAGCTAAAATGCACTGGTGGAAGTTTAAAGCTTTGTTTGATGCTCTTCCGTCTGACTGTCAGTTTTCAAAGATTATATCGTATCGTGGAGCTGATACAACGCAGATAAAGAACAAGAATGAAAAGCAGAGAATGATTAAGCTCCAACATATATACGCTTTGCCCAGAAATCTTAGTGAAAGTGAGAAGATAGCTGAGGCTGGCAGAATATTCAGCGGAGGCGGAATATGAAATATCCAGTAACCGAAAAGAAATGGGTACGATGCCCTAATTGCGGTGCAAAAGTTTGTATTTATGATAACACCGCAAACTGCAACGGCATTTACCTGAAATGTACGAGAGGTTGCAGAGAAGAATTTGAGTTAATAATCAAAGACGGTAAGCAGGAAACAATGTCCTGTAAGTAAATGTACTATGAGCCTATGAGCCGTACTACCGATTACGAAAGGAAGTGGTAGAATGGCTGATGGTTCAGTAATTATCGATACCAAGCTCGACCAGACTGGATTGAAAACAGGACTGGCTGATATGGCATCAACGGTAGCAAGCGGACTCGTTAAATCCCTCGAAGCCGCTTCTGCCGCTTTAATTGCTGTTGGAGGATATGCTGTTGGCGTAGGCAAAAACTTCGAGAGCAGTATGAGCCAAGTAATGGCTACAATGGGTATCACAAAAGATACGATAGAAAACGGTGCTAATAGCTATGAGCTTTTGAAAAAAGCAGCTGCGGACGCAGGAGCAAGTACAGTTTTCTCGGCATCGGAAGCAGCTGACGCTTTGAATTATCTTGCACTCGCAGGATATGATGCAGAGAAAGCTGCGGCAGCTCTCCCTGCTGTTCTTAATCTCGCACAGGCTGGCGGACTGGATCTCGCATATGCTTCTGACCTCGCCACTGATGCAATGGCTGCACTAGGCATTGAAGCAACAAATGAAAATCTCACCCACTTTGGCGATGAGATGGCTGTTACCGCAAGCAAAGCCAACACAAGCGTCGGGCAGCTCGGCGAAGCCATTCTGACAGTAGGCGGAACTGCTAAGTCTCTTGCTGGAGGTACAGCAGAACTCAATGCAGCTCTCGGCGTTCTTGCCAATCGTGGTATCAAAGGCTCTGAGGGTGGTACCGCACTTCGTAATGTCATACTTGCTTTATCAGCTCCGACAGACAAAGCGAAAAAAGCAATGGACGGTCTCGGTGTTTCAGCATACGATGCCGACGGAAATTTAAGACCACTTAACGAGGTATTCAAAGACCTTGACTCTTCAATGGCTGGAATGAGCGAGGGTGAAAAAACTCAGGTCTTGAATGAGATATTTAACAAGGTCGATTTAAAATCAGCTCAGGCTCTTTTGGCTGGCTGCGGAGATGAGTTCGATAATCTTACGGAATGTCTCGGTGAATGCGACGGTGCTATGGCACAAATGGCTGAAACGATGACCGATAACCTTGAAGGTGATTTGAAGTCTCTCAGCTCACGAGCTGAGGCTTTTGGCATAGCTCTGTATGACGGCATAAACGAGCCGCTGAGAGATGTTGTGCAGACGGCCAGCGGTTATATGATACAGCTTACGGACGCTTTCAACGACGGCGGTTTTGAGGGGCTTGTGGAGGCTCTCGGAGATGTGCTCTCGCAGGCTGTTACATACATCGCAAGTTATGTTCCTCAACTTGCAGATATGGCAGTAAATCTTCTTTCTGCGTTTGTTGACGGCATTGTTGAGAATTTGCCTACAATTTCTTCGGCTGCTGTTGACGTTGGGCTGTCGCTTGTCAACGGTATCTTCGAGATAGCTCCAACACTTGTTAGTGGCGTTGCAAGTTTGATGATTTCGTTAGGCGAAAACATCGTAAATCACGTAGGCGAAGTTGTATCGGGTTTTGCCGAAATGTGGGTGCAGATATATGACAGCCTGTCACAAGCAATTCCTGAAATAGCTACACTTGCTGTTGAAATTGTTCAGAAAATTGCATCTTCTATTGCGAAGAACGCACCTAGCGTCATAAGCAGTCTCACAACGCTTATAAGCACGATTGTTTCTACCATATCAAATAACCTATCCCCGATACTTAACGCTGTCCTAAGCGTAATAATTGCTGTCTCACAGGAGATTATCAGTAATCTTCCGACTCTTGTTAGCTGTGTTACTGAAATAGTCACTGGAATAGTTGATGCCTTGGTAGAAAATGTTCCCCTTTTGCTGGAGGGCATTTTTACTCTTGTGGACGCACTGCTCGGATCTCTGCCTGATATCATAGAAGCACTTGCAGAGCTTGCTATCCAAGTTGTAACCGGTTTGCTTGAAATGCTCCCCGAAATAATCCCTCTTCTCGTTGAGGGCATTATGTCATTGATAGAGATGATAGCGGAAGTTTTGCCCGATATTCTTACAGCGTTATGCGTTCTTGTCGTTCAGATAGTAGAGGGCATAGTTGAATATTTGCCAGAAACGCTTGATGTTCTCATAGAGGGCGTTATGACGCTTATAAACGGCATAGTCGAGGCATTACCAACTATCATTGACGCTGTATGCAATGTGCTTCCTGACCTTGTGACATCGATTGTAAATGCACTTATCGCATTAGCACCTCAAATCATACAGGCTGGAGTAACGCTCCTCACGTCACTTGTAAAGGCTGCTCCTCAAATCATCAAAACCATATGCGATAAAATTCCTGATATAGTATCAGCAATCGTAGAAACCCTTAATGATAACATACCGCTGATTATTCAGTGTGGCATTGATGTGTTGACATCACTTGTCGAAGCTCTGCCAGAAATAATTGTAGCTATAGTTGAGGTATTACCCGAAATCATCGACGCTATTGTTACAACGCTTCTTGATATGATACCGCTCCTTGTAGACTGTGGTATTAAATTACTTGTGTCACTTGTAGAGGCTTTGCCTGATATAATAGCAACGCTTATAACCTGTGCGCCGACAATAATAGCATCTATTATCGAGGCACTTTTAAAGTTGATACCAAAGCTTGTAACCTGTGGCGTTGATTTAATATGTTCCCTCATAAAAAATCTTCCTCAGGCTATCCTGAAACTTGTGCAGGCTATGCCAGAGGTAATAAGTAATATGGTTGAGGGACTGAAAAATGGTTTCTCTAAGTTTTGTGAAGTCGGTTCTTATCTCGTTCAAGGTATCTGGGACGGTATATGTTCTATGGCAGATTGGCTGTGGGATTGTGTTAGTGACTTCTGCTCCGGCATTTGGGACGGAGTATGTGACTTCTTTGGAATAGCTTCACCGTCAAAGCTTATGCGTGATACTGTAGGTAAGTTCATTCCTATGGGTATTGCAGAAGGTATTAAAATGACTGCAAATACTGTCACCGATGAAATGGATAAGATAGGCGAGGCAGTCAAAAACACAGAAATCGACTATGACGTAGCAAGTAACATAGATGAAATCAATTTCGACGACATTTATGCAAAGGCATATTACGCAGTCGAACAGGAGAATGCAGGAGTAAGCGATGCGGTTTATGCTAGAACAGCTCAGACTTATACCGATAATGATACAAGAAGTGATGATAATTCAGAACAAAGCGACCCTCAGTATGTTGTTCACGCAACGTTTATGATAAATGACAAAGAGGCTGCACAAGCTCTTGCACCAGCACTTCTTGAAGAACTTGAATGGGAGGGAAAATGATATGGCTATATTGCTCAATGAAGTAAGTCCAGAAACGTATAATGCCTATCTGCTTGACTACAGCACTGGCACTCCAGGCCCGAATGTCACGTATTTTTCCTCAGATGTTTCACTGTTCTTTGTAAAGTTCAATACTAAGGCTGCACTCAGGAGTATAACAATGAAATTTGAATTTATCGGAACTGACGAATTTGACACAGTTAGGTCCATAAGTGATTTCACGGCAGCACTTATGAAAAGTGCTGATTTTAAGCTACCTGACGGATTTTGTTACCACTGTATGCTTAGTAAAGCCGGAAAACCAAGCAGGATCTTTGATAACATATACACAGCCGATTTTACGTTTGTTGGGTATAGACATCTACCTGAAAAGAGTGTCTCTCCAAAATCGGGTGACTATATCGGTGTTGACGGAAACTACGAGTCCAGTTGTGTTTTATCATTCAGAAATCAATCAGCATCAAGCGGCGGAAGAATTTGTATTACCAGTGAGTTGTTTAATGACGTATTCAGTTTTGAAAGTTTTCCTGTATCTGCAATTAAGATTGACGGCATTAGAAAAACTGTTAGTGATGCGAATGGAGATAATGTTTTTGGCAACATAAATCTGAATGTTTTTCCTAGACTATCACCCGGCAGAAATAAAATCGAATATGACGGAGTAGCTGATTTGATTATCAGCTATCTCCCAATTTATGTGTAAGGAGGCTTAATATGCTTGTCTTTTATGATAGCGGTGGAGTAGCAAGACCATTGCAGCATATCATCAAGAATTATTGCCTCACAAGAAAGTACGACGGCAATAATAGCATTTCGTTCAATCTCGACAAAGAGTCAGACGAATACAAGCTGGTAACAAACGAAACAGCCATAGAAGACGGAGAGAACAGATACCTTGTAAAGAAAATCAATGGTGATAAATTTGATTGCTCTCTTGATTTGGATTTTCTGAAATCGTCCGTCTATATAGGTTATTCCTCTGATAGCAGCACACTTGCAGAAACGTTAAGAGCACATCTGCCGACTGGCTGGATTGTGTCAGGAGCTAATGTCAGGTCTATAAGGAGAACTATCGAGTTCGATTATTGTACCGACTATGACATAGTGCAAAAGTGTATGAGCGTTTATGATGTATGCTTTGTGTGGCACATTATTGACAAGGAGTTAGTGGTAGTTGCACCTGAAATGATAGAGCCGTCAGGCGAGTACCTTACAGACGAGCTTAACCTCAGGAAAGTTTCCTATAAGTCAGAAACAACATCATTTGTTACTAGGCTATATGCCTACGGAAAAGACGGATTGACTTTTGCAAGTATCAATGACGGCAAGGAGTATGTTGATAATACATCGTACTCCTCTAAGGTTGTATGTGGATACTGGAGTGATAACCGATACACTGTAAAAGAAAATCTTCTTGAAGCGGCTCAAAAGAAAGTTGATGAGTTGTCCTGTCCTGTTGCAACGTATGAATGCGACGTTATAGACATCGCCAAGCAAAACCCTAAAGAGTATAGCTTTCTTGATTTTCAGATGCACAAAATCGTCACATTGATAGACGGCGAACGCTCTCTCAAAGTCAACCACCACATTGTTCAGTATAAGGAATATCCAGATGAGCCCGACCGAAATGTTATCACGTTGTCAGCTGTCGCAGAAACCATAACAAGTTCGACACAGAAACTGGAGAATGAGCTGTTAGAAATCATCGGAGAAAAAACTTGGACGTTAGAGAAAGCTATTGAAAATGCGACTGAAAAGATAGTTTACGAACTCGAAGGTCACGTTTATATCAGGCACAACGAAATATTGATTATGGATACTGAAAATCCTGCGACAGCAACAGGGTTGTGGCGTTGGACCTATGGAGGTTTAGGCTTTTCTAACACCGGATACAACGGAACGTATTCGCTTGCTCTCACTAACGACGGACAAATAGTAGCCGACAGAATAACAGCTGGAGAACTCAACGGAGTTATTTTGAAAGCAAACAGCGTTCAAGCATCTGCCATTTCTCAGGCGTTTAAGCAGTCCATACAAGACGATATATCCAGTACCCATACAACTATAACGCAAGAGTTTACAGCGGCGGACAATGCCGTTAAAAGCGTTATAAGTGCTGCTACAAGTAAATATGATACAAGTTCATATAACGTTGAATTATTCGGTTATGGAACACCAGAAAGTCAAGGATATGCCGCAAGCGACTATGATGCCAAATTCTATCTCGACCAGCAGACAGGATTTTTGTATTTGTCAAATAAACAGAGGTGGAATAAGTCAGCCGAACTAGATCTTATTACATCAGCTATGAACTCGTCTTTTACACAGACGATAGGCGAGATAAGAGGGGAAATAAGTACAGCACAAACCAACGCTGAAACACATTCAACTGAGTATACTGATAGCAAAATAGTTCAAACCTCAAAGAATATCATTCTTACTGTTACAAGTTCAGTGCAGCAGTATGACTTTTCTGAGTATTACACTGACTCACAGATATCGAGTATGAAAATTCTATACGGTGTAGGTACAGACGAAATAAAGAGCGGCGGAACTTATGTAGATGAGAAGTATTATAATCATTATTATCTCGACCAAAGCGACGGCGACCTGTATTTCTATTCTGAGAGCAAAGGCGTATGGGAACTTGAACATAAGTTACATTTAACGACATCAAATCTAGGCAGCCGCATAACGCAAAACGCAAATTCTATTACAGCGGTTGTAGGAGATGTGAACAATCTTGATAAAAGCTTCACTAACTTTAAAGACGTCGAGTTTGCAAGTCTTAAGAAAACTGTCAGCGAGCAGGAGACAACGATAGAAAGTGCGTTTAGCACTATATCACAAACAGCTGATGCTATTGAGGCAACTGTTGCAGGGGCATTGAATAAGTACGATACATCAAGCGTTACAATCCAGTTATATGGTTACGGTGCCCCAAAATCCATTGCGTCTATGTACAAGGATAAAAAATACTTGGATCAAGAGACTGGATATGTGTACACCTCAAATGGATCTGAGTGGGTAAAAAGCAGCAAACCTCTTGCACTTATAACCGACAATATAACGTCTCAAATAGCAGCTACAGCAAAAGATATCACTCTTGATTACAGTACAAAGTTTGAGTCGTACTATACTAAGACTGAAACTGATAGCAAGATATCCGTTTCAGAGAGCAGCATAAAATCAACTGTTAGCTCAGCTATGAGCAAGTATGACACAACTGGATACACTGTTAATTACAGAGGATTTGGAGCTCCAGCGGAGCAAGGTTATGCTGCTTCCGACTATAGCGGTAAGTATTATCTCAATCAGAACAACGGTTATCTCTATTTGTCCGACGGCTCGACGTGGATGAAAAAAGCATCGTTAAAACTGATTACTACTAACTTACAAACTCAAATAAGCCAGAACGCTACGAATATTACTCTAAGAGTCGCAAAAGATGACCTTGTTTCTGAGATAAATGCAAGTAGCGGCACAATAAGTATGAAGTCAAACCGTTTTACTGTAGATAGCACTAATTTTAAACTTACTGCCAACGGAACCATAACAGCTACAAGTGCTACATTGAAAAGTGCTACGATAACAGGCTCTCTGACAACAGCTACCGCAGACTCTGCATATCTGTATGTGCACGGAAATCAGCTTGAATTTTTCAGGGACAAGAAGCGACTTGCGTATATCACTCCTATCTCATATAGCAGCACTTACTATCAACTTGGCATTATGGCTTCTGGCAATTATCACGGCATTACCATAGGCGGTGCATATGATAACGGCTGGGAAACTTATTATAGGTGCAACATTCAGGGAGCTGCAACCGATATGGATTGTAGGCATTATTTCTATGGCGATATTAAGTTTGGGGACGGAAAAATCAAAAGCTTGATTAATTTTGATGACAACGTTGGTGTTGCGTGGGGAGGTAACACAGGACTTAGGTACTGGAACAACAACGCAACATACGGAACTGGTTTATATCTCGGCATAGCAGCCAATGAATGTAACACATACGTTGTCGGAAATTCCATAACTATGCGATGCGATACGTGGGTACAAAATCACAACTTATACGTCCGCAAAGGCTATGTGGATATCGATGATAGCTACGGCATACGTTGCACTGGTACAATAGCTTTTCGTTGGGTCAATAGTAACGCATTGTTCGTTGGTATGGACTCATACAATTTGAAATTGGTAGGATCAAATATATACGCTAACGGCTCGCCTGTTGCGACTACATCAGACGAACGTAAGAAGACTGACATAACGCCTCTTTCTGATAAGTATTTGAAAATCATCAAAGCAATAAAGCCAGTATCGTTCAAGTACGATACTGACATATCGCTCAGTGGCAGAACACATACTGGTTTTACGGCTCAGGACGTACTAAAGGCTATGGACGAAGCAGGCGTTACTGCACAAGAGTTTGCGGCTTTTGTCGATGTTGACGGAGACGGCAAGGACTATGCACTTAGGTACGAGGAGTTTATATCTCCTCTGCTTCTGTATATTAAACATCTTGAAGACAGAATTTCTGTACTAGAAAGGACTGGTTGAAATGAAAATTGAAAAAACAAACAGAGAACTTGATGTTATGCTCGGAGCTATCAGAGCGATTGCAGCTGACAAGCTTTCCTTGCCTGCAAAAGTCGGGTATCTTCTTGCGAAGAACAGGATAGCTCTTGAAAACGCATTAAAGCCGTACAAGGAGTCCTATGAAGGCATTGTAAAGAAATACGCAAGTGACGGCGAAACGTCATTCCGTATCAACAAAGATGAGGATCCTGAAAAGTTCAGTGAAGTTACAAAGGCGATTACTGAGATAGGAGACGAAATGACCTCAGTTGACTTAACGCCTATATCGATAGATGCTCTCGACGGACACGATATCCCATTCAGATACATAGATGTACTGACGGATATCTTAAAGGACGGTGAGGGTTAATGATAACCGTAACAACAGACGTTGTGCTTCCTGTAAGCGGTGATATCACATATATCCGTCTGTACGCAAAACAGAATGACACAAAGAGTCGTTTTCTCAGGATAAAGCTCGCAGATAACAATGGTAACCAGCTCAGTGCTGACGGGTCAGATTATAAGGCATATATAAGAGCTATAAAGCCAGATAAGACACAGATATTTGATGTATGTTCTATCGGTGCTGACGGTTGCATTTTGGCTTCTCTTTCTGACCAGCTTCTTGCCTGCGTAGGTACAGTCAAAGCTGAAATAGCGATATACAGCGATGAAAAAGAAGTGCTGTCGAGCTCTGTTTTCGATATCGAGGTAGTTAAGTCTTCTTATGACGAAGATAGAATTATTTCGAGTAGCGAGTTTAGTGCATTGACCGAAGCACTTTCTGACGCTCACAACGCAATGGGGTTGGCGAGTTCAGCTGCATCGACTGCATACGAGTCAGCTGATAAAGCCGATAATGCAGCGACAGATGCGAAAAAAGCAACTGAGGATGCTAAGAACGCCGTCAGTGCTATTTACCACGACAAGAATTTTATTCTTGAACTTAACGAAGACAGCAGCTTGTCGCTGACTTATAACGAAACTTGAAAGGAGGGTGCGAATTGGTAACTATCATTGAAGTGAAAAACAAGAGCATTGACGGAACTGCCGTATTTGAGCTTAGAGGAAAATCTTCTGACGCAAAGCCGATAGGTTTTTATAACGAAGCTCTTGTTGGCAACGGCTCTACATTCCTCGAAATGGATACAGGAAATGTATTTATGTTCGATGAAGAAAATCAGAAATGGGAGGAACTGTGATGGATATTGAAACCTACACACTTGTAAAAGGCAAAGTCAGAAAGGCAGATGAAGCGGCAAAAGCTGCTGAAAAAGCTGCTTCAAACGCAAACGACGCTGTTGATGCTATCTATCACGATAAGAACTTTCTGCTGAGTGTAAAAGCTGATAAAAGCCTTACGCTCAGCTACAACCCAGAAACGGAGGAATAACAATGGCAGTAGAAACAATCGATCTCGTTAGAGACTCAACAATGCAGGGAATGGCTGCATCACTTGCAGCTATAGCAAATAATACAGGTGGTCTTGTTATTAAGGGCTGGAAGAACGTTCAGGCACTCGTCAGAAGCGGTATGGCTAAGAACATCTTCCATAAAGGCGACCAGTTCACCGTCGAGCGTGAGACCGCAATAAATGCAACTATCGGCAACACAAATGGTGAAACACCGGGTATCACATCTGCTACGGTCAATGCTGATACGTTTATCAATGAAGTCGGTACGGCACACAATGGCGACTACGAATTCGTGTATGATGGCGCTGACTGGCACTATGGTGACGCGGCGGTATCACTTGCTGTGTACGGGATTACTGTAGTTGGAACCGCGAAGCTTGGCGACGCTGTTGTGGTACACGAAACGGCTTCAAAGATGATCGTTACTGTGCTTGGCGTTGACCAGGACACACCGGCAGACCCACAGTTGGAGCACTCGCTGACGCTTGGTTGGCAGGACTGCTATGCTGAGTTGCAGTATGACGGCACAGAAGCTTTATTCGCTTTCCCTGACGGTCTTGCGGCTGGTACATATCATTTCACAATCGACAGCACCTACGATACCACGAATAACGATTACAGCGGATATCAGTTCACGCTGACGAAAGCTATCCCTCAGAACGGCGTGATAATGTTCCCTTGGAGCTATAACACAAAAGCATCTGTTACAAAGATATCAAGCTACGCAAGTACATCTGACACATCAGCACTGGAAACAGTATCGGTGACCAACGGCACTGACGGTACAAGTCTCGGCAATGCTACGATAGCAGGCACGCCTGAGAGCAATATCAACAGCATACACAGAGCAAGATATGGCTCTAACAACTGGAGAGAGTCTGCTATAAGACAGCTTCTCAACAGCGGCAAGGCTGCTGGGCAGGTATGGACACCGCAGACTAAGTATGATATACCACCAAACTGGGCATCAAGCACAGCTGGTTTCCTATATGGGATGGATCCCGATTTCGTAAGCGTTATCGGCAAGGTCAAGAAGAGGACAGTTAAGAATGCTGTCAATGAGGACGGCGGATATGAGGACAGCGTTGAGAAAGTGTTCTTACTGTCACGTTCTGAGGTGTATGCAGGCAACGAGAACAATATCAACGAGGGCGGTCCGTATGATTACTTCAAGGACTTTTCCGACTCGGCAACTGTGACTGCTGGTAAGGATACCAACAGAATTAAGTACAGAAACGGAAGTGCGAAATATTGGTGGCTGCGGAGTCCCTACGTCGGCGGCGCCAACTACGTGCGTTACATCGATCCGTCAGGAGAGTTGAGCGGCAACAGTGCGTGCGTCACTGTCGGAGTCGCCCCCGCTTGTTGCATCGTTTAATCTATCATAACCGCCGACAGGCGGTGTAAAGGAGGAAGAGAAGATGTCTGTGGTTAAGAGCAAGCAGGAAAGAGGAGAACTCTCTGTCGTAACTAAGTCTGCTGAACTGACGGCGTATACAGTACAGATATGCACGAATGAAAAGAATTTCCCAAAAAGATATCGCTGGTGTGTTACGAACAAGATAGTTGATAGTGCTGTTGACATCAACAGGTATATTAACGCTGCAAATTCTGTTAAAGTCGAATATCCAGAAGACTATAGAATGAGACAAGGCTTCCAGAAGAAAGCTCTTGCTGAGTCACATTCTCTTCTTGCGACGATTACAATAGCTCATAAGATTTTTTGTATTGAGAGCAGCAGGCTTGAATACTGGTCGAGAAAAATCTATGATGTTCAAAATCTGACTCGTGCTTGGATAAGGTCAGATAAAGAACGATATTCAAAAGAACTTAAAGCCAAAGGCTTTGAGATATAGGGTAGCAGTTGTAGTTTGTTGCTTGGTGGCTGCGGAGTCCCAACGTCGGCAACGCCAACAACGTGCGTAACATCAATCCGTCAGGAGAGTTGAACAACAACAATGCGAACAACACTAACGGAGTCGCCCCCCGATCGTGAGAAGAGCTAGATTAAAGTAAGCCTTAAAGGTCGAAATCAATGCACTCACACAAGGAATTGCTATCCTAACCGAGTATATAGTGCGAGGTGAAACTATAGCGGCGATGCGGTTTACTCGAAGCAGTAAGTACTGCTGTCAACGCCGCATTTATTTATGAAAGAAAACAGTGTAAGAGAAATAGTGTGCAGCTATGATAACCTCTATAAAGCAATGTTGAAGTGTAAGAAAGGTGTAATGTGGAAAGACTCCACAGCTGGATTTGTGAAAAACGGACTTGTAAACTGTTTCAAGCTCAAAGATGACCTTGATAATGGAAGATACAAGATAGGCAATTATTCTGTGTTCACGATAACAGAGCCTAAGGTCCGTAGAATAGTAAGCACAAGAATACGAGATAGAGTATTTCAGCGAAGCCTATGTGATAACTATCTCACAGAGGCTTTGTCGAGGTCTTTTATTTACGATAATTGTGCTTGCCAAGTTGGAAAAGGCACAGATTTTGCACGCAATAGGCTTAAATGTCATATGCAAAAGCATTGGAGAAAACACGGAACAAACGGATATGTCCTCAAATGTGACATCAAGAATTATTTTGGCAGCACAGCTCACATAGTGGCTGAAAACGCTGTAAGAAAACGTGCTAGAGACGAGTGGGCTTCTAGTGAAACGGCTCGTATCATCAACAGTTTTAATCAAGGAGACAACCCTGACGTAGGTATGGGATTAGGCTCACAGGTCACTCAGCTTATAGAGTTGGCTGTATTAGATGATATGGATCATTTTATCAAGGAAAAGCTGCACATAAAGCATTATGTTCGTTATATGGACGACTTCATTCTCATACACGACGACAAGGAATATCTAAAATTTTGTTTAAGTCAAATTGAAATGGAAACAGACAGTTTGGGCTTGATGATGAACAAAAAGAAAACACAGATATTTCCTATTAAGCAGCCTGTACATTTTCTAGGTTTTAGTTTCAGATTGACCGCTAGCGGTAAAGTTGTTATGAAATTGTTGCCTCAGAAAGTTGTGCGAGAGAGAAGAAAGTTAAAGAAGCTTGTTGAGCTTGCAAGACAAGGCGTAATGACCGAAAAACAGGTTGACGAATGTTTTGACAGTTGGGTTGCTCACGCTTCCAAAGGCGATTGTTATAAGCTTATTCAGCAAATGAAAGCCTTTTATTATGATTTATGGAGGTAGAAAAATGTTTAAGTACATTCCGATTGAGAAACAGCTTGTCGAGGAAAAGAACAAGAATGCCAAACTCAGATACGAGAACGCCGAGCTTGCAGCCAACGTGGACTATCTTTCAATGATGTGTGGCGTGGATCTTGATGATGCAGAAAATACTGCGGAGGTGAATGTAGATGAGTAAAAAGTTTAAGAAAGTAAAGGACTATTACGATAATGGCTTTTGGTCTATCGCAAGAGTTCACGAGGCGGTAGAACACGGCTGGATAACAGCCGATGAGTTCAAAGAGATAACCGAGCAGGAGTATGAAGCGGAGGTGTAAGCCGTGAGAATTGATGCCCCTACCTTGATATCGTTTCTGTCCTTGCTCGTAGCAGCCATTGTATGTATAGTAAACATCGCTAATTCAAGACGAAGCAGAAGGACTAACGATAAGCAGGAGACCACAGAGCTTACAACGTTAATCGTAAAGCTTGAAGCAATAAGCACAGGGGTCAACGAGATTAAATCCGATATGAGAAATATGCGGAATGATATTCAGGATTTAAGAGACCGTCTGATAATAGTTGAACAGTCTGTTAAGTCTGCACATCATCGTGTAGACAAGATAGAGGGAAAGGAGCAAATATGATAAACTCAAAGTGGCTCAAAGCCGCTGCAATCAGAGCTGTAAAGACGTTAGCTCAGAGTGCAGTTGCAACCATAGGATATTCTGCAACAGTCAGCGAAGTGGATTGGAGATATGTCGTAGGAGTGTCGGCTCTTTCGGCTATCCTTTCACTGCTTACAAGCGTAGCAGGACTGCCAGAAATCAATGATAAGGAGGATTGAGAAATGGCAAATTCAAAGTTAGCCACTTGGAAATGGAGTGGCAAAACAGACCATTACAACATCAGAAATCATAAGATTGATAAGATTACGCCGCACCATTGGGCTGGAAAAGGTACTCTCAGAGGTTGCTGCACATCTGTACAGAACAGAAACGGATCCGTCAACTATCTGATAGATAACAACGGAAAGATAGGAGTAATGGTTGATGAGCAGTACAGAGCGTGGACGTCATCAAGTCCTGAGAATGATATGAGAGCAGTTACTATTGAGGTCTCAAATTCTTGTGATGCAAAAGACGGCAACAGACTCGGCTGGCCTGTTTCCGATAAAGCATTGGCATCCCTCATCAGCCTTTGTGTTGACATCTGTAAAAGAAATAATATTAAGAAGCTGAACTATACAGGCGACAAGACTGGAAATCTGACAATGCACAAGATGTTCACAGCTACAGGCTGTCCTGGTCCTTATCTCAGCAGTAAGTTTCCATACATAGTTTCTGAGGTTAACAAGAGGTTAGGCACCGGAAGCTCAGACGATAAGTCTTCCGACAAGAGCGAAACTATATATCGAGTTCGTAAGTCAAAAAATGATGAAAAGTCACAGATTGGTGCGTTCAAAAATCTTGATAATGCAAAGAAAGCTTGCAAGGCTGGTTACAAGGTGTTCAACGCAGCAGGTAAAGTGGTTTATGAGCCGACGTCATCTTTCAAGTCCTATAAGGTCAAAGTAACCGTAAGTGCCCTTAACATCAGAAGTGGTGCAGGCGTATCAAATAAGATAGTAGGCTGCATTAGAGATAATGGAACATATACGATAGTTTCCGAAAAGACAGTAAGTAGTCAGAAATGGGGTAAGCTTAAGTCTAACGCTGGTTGGATCTGTCTCACTGGTTACACGAAGAAAATCTGAGTCAATTAAGTAACGTATCATAAAAGTCCGAGATAGTCAGGTCTTGTCACCTGAAACTTCTCGGACTTTTTTTGTTTTGCGTGCAATGTATATATATTATACTATACTATACTGTACTATACCTGT